ACCACCACGGACAAAAAGAAATGCTCAAAGAAATGCACAAAGTCCTAGACGAGGCAGACATTGTCATCGGCTGGAACTCCGCCTCATTCGACATCAAACACATGTACCGCGAATTCCTAGAACACGGCATGACCCCACCATCCCCACACAAAGACCTAGACCTAATGCGCGTCGTCAAATCACAATTCAGAATGCCATCCAACAAACTCGACTACGTCGCCCAACTACTCGGCGTCGGATCTAAAACACACCACACCGGATTCCAACTCTGGATTGACTGCATGGCAGGTGACCCCAAAGCCTGGGCACTAATGAAAAAGTACCAACTGCAAGACGTCAACCTACTCGTAAACCTATACGAACACCTCAAACCGTGGATAAAGAACGGCCCCAACATCGCAGCACACCTAGAAGTACTTGCCGGATGTCGCAACTGTGGCTCACACAACCTACAAAAACGCGGCACACAAGTATCCGGCAAAGGCATATTCCAACGATTCCAATGCCGAGCCTGTGGCTCATGGAACCGAGGACAACGTGTCTACTCAACAGCAATGGGGAACGTCTAATGCCAGCAGCAAACCGCAACGACCTCAAAGACCCGCGCTACCTCAAAGCAAGGCGATGGGTACTCGACCACAACCCACAATGCGCAATACCCCAATGCCCTACCCCAGCAGACACCGTTGACCACATCATCCCCGTCAGCCTCGGTGGGGATCCATACCTCGTCGCCAACATGCAACCAATGTGCAACAAACACAACTCACAGAAAGGAGCTCGCCTCACAATACCCAGGGTGGACTGGGTCAACCAACGATACAAAATAAACCTAGGGGGGTAGCCCCCCGCAGCCGTGGCCCTCTTTTTTGAGGGTCACTTCCTCAACCCGCGCCCCTCCCCGCCTCGCGCTAATGGGCAAAAAAGGTTTCAAGAAAGGACAGTATGAGTACGATGGATGACATGACAACAACCGGATGGCGCTCGTGGCCTGCGACAAACCGCAAGGCCCTCGAATCAACGCTTGACGCATTGCCCTGGCTGACTGCTGAACACAACGCAGTCGTTGCGCTGCTGTTAGCGACGGCGTCGTCGCTCGATGATGAATACACCGCCGCTAAATCGTCGTCGTACTTGCAAGGACTTCGGATGCTGCGTTTGCAAGCGCCGGAGGGCGAGTCCGTGGATCCGTTAGACGCATTGTTGCGCCGATGAAACCGTATTATCAGGACGACTACGTCACGCTATACCACGGTAACTCGTTTGAGATTTTGCCTACTTTTGAGGATAGAAGTTTCGATGTAGTTATTACCGATCCGCCATACTCCGAGTACGTTCACGAAAACTTTATAACAACTAAAACGGGAGGTTTGAAACAGGGAATAAAAGAATTTGATTCTTTTACGCAAGAAGAACTATATTGCGCTTTTGCGGAAATGTCACGACTTACGAAAGGTTGGGTAGTTTCAACTCTTGCTTACCAACACGCATTTTCTTTTACGCAAAATCCGCCGGTTGGTTTGCGTTCAATGAGAGTCGGTGTTTGGGTAAAAGAAAACGCAACACCGCAATTTTCCGGAGATCGACCAGGTCATGGTTGGGAGGCGATTTCTTATTTGCATCGTGACGATGTTCGTTCTAAATGGAATGGTGGCGGGCATCACGGCAATTATGTCTCAAACATTCCAAAGTCTTACGGCCACCCAACGCCTAAACTTTTGCGTATGTTTGAGGATTTTGTTGTAAAATTTTCAAACGTCGGCGAGATTGTTCTTGACCCGTTCGCAGGTGGCGGAACAACTTTGATAGCGGGGCGAAACCAGAATCGAAAAGTTGTTGGTATTGAAATGGAGGAAAAGTATTGTGAACTAATCGCATACCGACTATCGCAAGGGGTGTTCGATTTTACATTTTAGCCCAACACGGTACACGCCGACTTTGCGTGACGATTTCGTTGCCGACATAGACGAGTACTTGCCCTATATCAGGGCGTGGTGGTCGATGGCGTCACCAGGGTTCAAGTTTGACGATTGGCAGTTGGAACTGTTGCGTCGAATGACTGAACTTGACGAGAACGGTCAACTCAGGTTTAGATCCGTGCTGGTGTCAATGGGTCGTCAGAACGGAAAGTCCGAGCTGGTGTCTGCTCTCGGCGTTTGGTCACTCTTGCGTAAAGAGGGTGCGTACAACGTCAGCGTCGCGAGCACCGCGGAACAGGCTCGACTCGTTTATGACCGAGTGCAACGCATTGTCGCTGCGAATCCGTCAACGCTCGGCCGTCTAATGGTCAAACTGACGGACACTCGTGGCATGAGGACAAAGCATGGCGCAAAGTATGAAATCAAGGCGTCAAACTCGTCAGTCTTGCAAGGTATCCCTGTCAACACAGGAATTGTTGACGAGTGTCACCTGGTCAGTGCCGGGGTGTGGGATGCACTCCTGTCCGGTACGGGTGCGCGTGACAATACTATCATTATTGGTATCACTACCGCGGGCGATGAAAACTCGGAACTGCTAAACCGTTTGTATCAGAATGCAAACAAGGCAATTAGTGGCGACGATCAGTTTAGTCGGTTTGGGGCGTGGATTTGGGAGGCCTCTGAATCCGAAGTGCCCGAAGATGACGAGAAACTGATTGAGTTGTTGAAAGAGGCCAACCCTGCGTTGCAGTCAGGCCGTATCGACGTCAGGAACCTGCTCGACGACGTAAGGGCGCTGCCGAAAGACGACATAATCCGATACCGTCTAAATCGGTTTGTCAACTCAGGCGACAAAACGTTTATCCCGCTGGAACTTTGGTGGAAGTGCAGTGCGCCCCTTGATTACGAGTTTCCCCAGGGCGATGTCGTGTTTGCTATTGACCGGACACCCGACTGGGGCCATGCAAGCGTTGCCGCCGCGGTCAAGACTGCCGACGACGTAATACACACCGAACTTGTCGCCTCAATCGTGAAACCGACAATGGAACAACTTTTGTACGTTTGTGGTCAGTTGGCAAATTTCAATCCGAAATCCATCCTTGTTGATGGCTACACACTGCGCGATTTGTACAAGGAACTAAAACTGCGAGGATTCCAGACCGAAACGGTGTCGTTGTCGGATATTGTCAACGCCTCGTCGCTGTTCTATTCCCGCATAGCCCGCAGAACGCTCGTACACGCGGGCGACGCTCTTATGACTGTGCAAGTACCCCGGACTGTTCGCAAACTCGTAGGCGAGGGATTTAGGGTGTCGCGTCGTGACTCCGCAGTCGAAATTGACTCGGTCATGGCAACTTTGTTGGCGACATACGGCGCGGAGACTTTACGACCAACCCCGATGCAGGTATTCTAGTATTTTCGCTACTTTACCTGTTAGGACTACATTGGAAAACGACAAGCAAAACCAGTACCCGATTATCCCCGTCGATCCGATGGATGCATTCCAATGCGAGAGTTGTCAGTAAGGGCCGTAACGGTTTCGCCCGGCAGCAAAGCCTGAAAGGGAAGTTGTCGGTACGAGGGTTCGACTCCCTCACGGTCCACGACACGCCAAACACTACATTTAGTGGTCAAACTAGCAAGTAAGCACAAGATATAGTATTCTTGTAGTAATGGGTCTACTCGACTACCTCAATCCGTTTGCTGATGTTTGGGCAAACAACACTCGGAACACTGAAACGGTGTCCGAGCGTTCGTCGTCGATAATTATGTCCCCGAAGTTCGCCTCCTCTGGTGTGACTACTTCCGACGCCCTCTCGCTTGCCTCGGTTTACCGTGCAGTGACCGTTCTCGGTACGTCAATGAAACAGATGGGCATTCACGCCTACCGTGACGACGTCAAGGTCAACCCGACGCCGCTGTGGATCCGTCAACCCGACCCTGCTGAGTCACGCGAAAACTGGATGGAATCAACCGTCAACTCGCTTGCCCTGGCTGGCAACGCATACTGGGCAATCTCTCGCAACCCTCGCGGAGAAACAATCAGTTTGCAAGTTCTCAACCCGTTCAACATGGTTATCAAAACCGACGAGTACGGGAACAAGGTCGGATACACTTACCGGGGCACACGGGAATACGCACTCGCTGACATCCAACACCTCGCGCTCATGCGTGTACCCGGTAACGCTTACGGCCTCGGCCCCATTC